CTGGCCCAGGTCCACCGAGACCGGACCGGACATGCCGCCCGCGCGATATTCCTCCATCTTGCGCGACAGCTTCGGCAAGGTCACCTCCGTGGCCATGCCGGCAAAGCTGATGCCGTTCTCGAACAGGTTGAAATCCTTCAGTTTGTGGGGCATGCCCATGTCTTGCTCCTATGATGTGAGGACGGGAGGCGGCCGGGCATACCGGCCACGCATCCATTAGGCCGCGACGCGCACGGCGAAGTCGGCCAGGTATTGATCGGTAATGCGCTGCTGGAACAGCAGGTTTTCCACCGGGGGCACCGGGGTGTAACCGTAGTCGATGGTCAGCTTGCCGGCCTTCAACGTGTCCTTGTCGTTGAATTGCTCATCGAACCAGGCTTCACCGTCGATGATGTAGCCGCTGGCCTTCAGGGACCGGAACTTGGCATTGATGCTGGCCACCAGATCCTTGACGAGAGAAGGCGTCATCGGCAGGTCGATATAGGCCATGTGCGCCTCGGCGATGGTGTCGGCCAGCACCTGCGCGGTGCGGGTGTAGTTCTCGAAGGGGAAGTAACCGCCCTGGATTTCGCAGGTGCGCGAGCCCCAGAATCGATAGCCGCTCATGTTGATGAGGGTAGTGACTTCCTTGGCATTGAGCACGCCCGCATCGGTGGCCGGGTCCTGCAGATCCCAGAACACGTCCCGGCTGATGCCGGTCGGGCCGTTCACCACCACGTTGGAGAGGGTTTTGTGCCAGCCGGTCTGCTCATCGATCTTGGCGCGCAGACCCAGCGCGTAGGCCACGGCCGAGATACTCACATCGGCATTCGAGGTTGTGTCCCACGAGACGAATTCCGGCCAGATCAGCATCACTTCACGCTGTCCAAACTCCGCACGGTAAGCGGTGGCGGCCACCACCGTGGCGCAGTTCCAGCACGAGGCGTAGACGAAGGCGCGCAGGGTCTGCGCCAGGGAAGCCAGCGCATTGGTCACCGCCTTGGTGTCCAGGCCAGGCGCGCCCAGGATGCGCGGCTTGATACCGAGCTTGGCTTGTGCCGCCAAGAGGGCCTTGGCGCCGGTATAGCGGCCGTCGGCCGAGACGCCGCCGATAACCAGACTGGTTTGCTCGGCTTCGTCGTCGCCCTCAGCCACGCGCACGAGCACCACCAGCGGTTTGGCCTGTGCGGCGATGGCGTCCAGCACGCGGCGCATGGTGCCGCGCTTGCCCGCCTTGGCCTGTGCGGCGACGACATTGGTAATCAGAACTGCGGTATCCAGGGGGAAGGCATCCGGGTCCGCATCGTCGCCCGTGACGATGATGCCGATAACGGCGGTGGAGATAGTGCGGATGGGGCGCGTGCCTTCGTTGATTTCGATGACACGCACGCCATGGTGATAGTCAGCTGCCATATTGATAACTCCTAGTGAGTGCGGTTTAGGCTTGCGCCGGGGATTCTGCGGTCGGCTCTTCCGCCGGTTCCGCCGGCGCGGGAATTTCTTCGATGACCCAGTCGCCGGCGGTGTCATATTCCGGATCCATCGGACCGAAGGGCGAGAGCCAACGCGCGCGGTGGCCAGCCGGGATTTCCGGCACGGCCGTCTGCACCGCCTGATAAGGCACGTTGAGACGATCCTCCATGGGGAAGGGGTAGGCAGTCACGGTATGCAGAAAAACGCCGTTGTCGTCGGTCTGGTAGCAAGTAATCGGGGGCATGATCAGAGGTGAATACGTGGATTGAATGCGGTGTGTTTGGGGGCTGTTTCTGCGCCTGCGATGCCGGCGGCCACAACACCGGTCACGGCTCGCGTGCCAATGGCTTGAGAGCCGCCCGCACCGTAGGGAACGACATCAGTGCCACCCACACCGCTGGAAAAGATCAGGCCGTGGTTGTGGTCCTTGAGCGTGTCGCCCTTATAAGCGCCAAGCGTGCGCGCACTGCCGCTATCGGCATCCGTGCCGGTGAAACGGGGAAACACGTCACGCAGATCCGGAAAGCGGAAGGTATTGGCATCCACATCGGCAAACTTGAACGTCTTCGCGCTCCAGCTCGCGGCCGCGACGCTATGCCCGTTCTGCTGCGCCCATGCCCAAATCGATGCTTGGCTAGTCTTCGAGCCAAGCCCGCCGACCAAATCAGCCTCATACGATCGAGGTGCAGCCGTGGTGCCAAATTCCAACGCACCACAGCGCAAGGTCCGGTAACCATGAAACTCGCCAGTGCCGGCCACGTCCACCCACTCCATCAGACCAATGCTCTTGACCATCACGACATCAACCAGCTTCTTTGCTGGAATAGCCGTCAGGAACGGAATCACGCCCGCCATGGCTTGAGCAATCGCGCTGGCGACAAACTCGATATTGGCTACCTGCCCCACATCGGCACCGGCCGCCGGCGTAGGTGCTACCGGCTGGCCAGTGAACACAGGTGATTTGAGTGGTGCCAAGTCGGCATGCGTGTGCGCTTTCGGTGCCGCGTAGGCCACGATGGCATCATCCGCATATTTGCGGGTGGCCAGCACCACCGCAGGATCAATCTTCAGCTCGACGGCTGCAGTGCTGGACACCAGCAAGACAACGCGCACGACCTGATCCTTTCCCGCACCATCACTCAGCAAAGGCTTATAGCTGGGCGGGCAGTTCGCCACGGCACACAGGTTGCCGGCATCGTCGAAGATGCCGATTTCACGCACCCACCAACCGCCGACATCTGCCGGCAACACCTGTTCGATGATGATTTGGCTGGCGTTCTTCGGATCTTTGTCGAGGGTATTGATCGGGGCGCGGCGCTGCTCTTTGATCAGGGCGGTTTGCTTGCGGTCTGGCACCGGCACGACGCCATTGCCATCGCCCACTGCCATATGCGTCAGCTTCAGCGGGATGCCCAGCGCCAGGGCATTGGCAATTCGAGCCTCGCCGATCTCGGTCGGAATCGAAAAATAGGTGCTCATGGGTAGATGCTCATGATTTCAATAATGTGGGTGGCACAGCCGATGAATGGCCCGCCGGCAGTCTCGATGCTGTCCGGCGACCAGGGATAGACGGTGACGGCCTCGCCAAACTGCGCGTATGCGCCAACGTTGATCTGTCCACGGGTCTCCAGGTGGATGCGCAGCCCGGTCAAATGACGCGATAGCGGCTTGGCGTCGTCAATGAGGCGTTCCATTTCGAGGAACATTTCATCGGTGATACCTGAATCCAGCACGCCGACCTCAAGAGCGAAGGTGCCGCGTGGGCCGCGTGGTTCGGTCTGCCACCATTCACTGATCTTGATGATGTAGCCCAGCGACTCGACCACGCCGCGCACGGCCGCGATGGTGCCCTTGTGCTGGTGGATATAGCGGGCCGCCTTGATCGTGCCGCGCTTGATGGTCTCTGGCCAGGTATCGTCCCAGCGATCCACCGAAAAGGACCAGGCCAGGAAGGGCAGCAACTCCACCGGGCAGCGGTCGGGATTCCACAGCAGACGAAGCGGCACCGGCGTGTCGGCCAGGGCGGCGCAGGCGCGCGCAAGAGCCCGCTCCAGGGGCGTGGTATTGGGCGGCAGGGTCGGGACCGGGTTATACATCGTCCACCTCTTCCAGCACCTCGGCGGTGATCTTGATGCCGGTGCAGCGTGCCGCTTGCGTGCGCCCGCACAGAATGTCCGCCGCAGGGGATTTCACGACTACATTGCGCACGCCTTCGACCTTCAGCGCAGCCACGTAGGCATTGCGATAGACGCTATAGCCCAGCGGGCGCAGCGGCTTGGAGATGGCGGCGGCGTTCGACCGGGCAGCGTTCAGAGCGATGGCCGCCTCTGGACCTTTCTCTACATACACCACCGCTTCCAGCTCGTAGTCGGTGACCTGGCCCTGTACCACCGAGACCAGATCGCCCAGGGGCCGGACATCCTCGGCCGACAGTGCGGCATCGACGGTTTGCAGCAGGTCAGGCGGCACCTGCCAGTCATCCGAGTTCGCCAAGACGGCCACCACGACTTCGCACGGTGCTGGGCTGACGGCGCGCGCGTCCAGCACGCGTCCATCAGCACTGCGCGCATGGAATTCATAGGCATTGCGCGGGCCGGCCGTCGAGAGCGCATCAGGCGCTTCCTGAATGCGCAGGCGGTACGCATCGTCGCCTTCCAAGACCTCGGCCACCGGTGGCGAGGCGTCTGGATCAGCTTCGACCAATACCAGGCGCTTGACGTTGGTATTAGCGCCGATCTGGTCGAGGTCGGCGCGGATGGCAAACGACAACATGACTGCCTTGGCGGCATCGTTGACGCGATTGCGCAGCAACAGCTCTTGATAGACGTTCTCCTGCAGCAGCTTGGTAGCCGGCTCAGACTCCAGCGACAGCACATTGGCAGCGGCCTCGCGCTCGTCTTCCGGCAGCAGCGCCAGCACGGCCGCCTTGCGACTGGCCAGGATGGTTTCGAAGTCCAGGGTTTCCAGCACTTGCGGTGCCGGTAGCAGGGACAGGTCGATGGGCGAGCTCATTGCGTCGCCCCTTCACGGACCTGCACGGAGAATTCGACAGCGGTGCCATTGGTCACGCCCTGCAGCACTACCGAGATTGCGCCGCTGGCGTCCCGGTTGAGGTTCACCGACGAAAGAGAAATGCGCGGCTCCCACAGCGTCAAGCGATAGGCCACGGCCGCATAGATGCGCATGACGGTCACCCCATTCAGGGGCTGGTCAATCAGTTCGGGGATTTCCGATCCATAGGCACGACGGTAGATGCGGGTGCCCAGCGGCGTCATGAGGATATCGCGCACGGACTGCCGGATATGATCCAGCAGAGATAGACTGCTGCCGGTGGATGCGTTCATGGCGATCATGGCAGCGGCACTCCGGATTTTTCATCGCCGCGCTTGATTTCGCCGTGCGGGTGATTGCGCAGGCTGATGTCGCCGGCTTTGATGTCGCCGGTGGCCGTCACGTCGCCCTCGATGACGATTGCTGCATCACCGCCGCCGCCCAGGACCTTGGCCCCATTGTTCAGAGCACTGAAGCCTTCCACCACGAGATTACCTTTGATGGTCACATCACCTGTGCAGGTGGTCTGCGGTGCATCTGCGGTTACCGCATCGGCTTTCACCAGGGCCGAGCTGCCGGCCGGCAGGATGGCCGACAGGGAGTGCTTGCCGAAATCGTAGAGCACCACGGCGCCATCCGGGTAGTGGATGGAGCGAATTTTCAGGGAGGTCTGCGGTGCCGAGGAATCGGCCGAGAACAGGCCGGCCAGAACTTTACCTTGGGTCAGGTCGCCAATGGGGGAAAAGACGATGACTTGCTCGCCGATGGACGGCGGGCACCAATCGACGATATCGCCGGCACGCAGTGCGATCCACTGCAGCCAGGTGGTTAGCAGCGAAGGAGATAAGCGCACGCGCACCTTGTCCGCATTGATCTCGGCAATCTTGCCAGTGCGGATCAAATTCGGGATGGTGCGAACGAGTTCGGAGAGGTCGAGCGTCATGCAACCCATGTTGCCGGATCGCGCGCGGGAAGGCACGAAGCAACGGGTTGATATCGCCCTTTATGGCTCTATCGCCGATAGTCATCACTCCGTAGCATAGCCACTACGGAAGTGCGTTTTTCGGCTCGCTTAGTCTGGTCTTTCTTCAAAAACCACAGTACATCACTGTTTTACAGATGACGATTTGGTTGAGAGCAGTGCCGAGGATGATTGCACCTAGTGTGAGTGCAAAAATAGCGCCAGTCGAAAATTCCCGGATTGGGGCATTTTGTTGACTTAACGAGACTGCAATGGCAGCAACTAATGCCCCGGGCAGGGTGAAAAGATATCCGACCCAAGCCATCGACTCTGCCTGCATATAGCGTACCCAGGTACCGAACGAGGCCAAATAAATTGCAAGGGCTAGTGCACCACCTGCAAGAGATGCCGAACGAACCTTCATCAGTTGCATTAAGCACAGGATGCAGGCATGTGGCAGCCAGAAAAATATAGCGTTGGGAAGAAAAGATGAGTCCCAAGGTGCCAACACGCCTGCAACTACAATGCCAGCAGAGATGCACACTAAAGCCAGGGCATTTTCAACTTGTAAAGACAAAAGCACTATTGACCTTTTTGGGGGCTAAGAAGGCAAAATCAGGGAACAGCTTCTGGCGAACATACCACGTAAACATAAGCGGGATAAGTCCGATTGCCATCCCTACCATTGAGCCTGACGGGTCCGCCGAAAAGCCCTTTAGTTGATTTGGAAATTGGATAATAGAGATGAATATCGTCACGTTGTATGTCCATACTCTGTTTTTCTTGAACCCTCAGAAGAACAGAAACATGATCGCAGACATAAATGCAGAAGTGATCATGCCAACGATCATGCTAATCTTTAAGCCAATCGCCAAGCCAACGAATCCTCCCAGGAGGATTCCAAGGAAGGCAATTACAAGCAAAATTTTAACCAGGACACTATGTTGTTTACGTAGTTCTGGATCGGGATAGGGCGCAATGAGTCTCGCAATATAGCGATCATTTACCCCGTGTCCTACGAGTTGCCGGAAAGTTTCCGTTTTGGTGTTTCCGTCTTCCAGCAATTTTTTCACTAAACCTTGAGCTTCTTTTTTGTTCATTTTTTGTCAACGCGTTTGAAGTTATGGATCTGCACCTTAGTGCACTTCTAATGCTGACATGGCCTACTGACAAACCACTGACTTAACTTTGGGATTCTAAGTATTGCAGAAGCGACTCCCGTATTCTGATTTCGTCTCCCGCAGCGAAACCAAGTAGCTTCCGAGCTGGATATTTATAGCTAGGGCCACGCGGTGTCACTTTGTCCTGCAAGCCCTCATGATGCACGCGTGCGATACGTGCCACTTTTCCGAAGAAACCGACCGACGCCTGATTGGCGTCTGCTTGGACGCGCAAGAAGGTATTCGTCCGCAGCTTGTTGAACATTGCTGCCTTCTGCCTCTTGATCCGTCCAGACTTGCCACGCAGTTCCTTGCGGTTCTTGCGCGCTGGATAGGGCGTGCCATCAGGGGCGACCTGCTGGGCGATCAGCCGGGCATGCTCCCTTCGCAGATCGTTGGCGACCTGGCGCACGAGCTGACGCCGTTGCGAAGGTTGTACCTTGGCGATGAGGGCGCCGGCCCATTCTTCGAGGCGTTGCAGATCATCACTCATGGCAGTGTCGGCACGTCCCATTCGGCCAGCAGGCTATCGCCCTGGTAGAGCTGCCAGAAGTCATCCGCGAAAGGCGGCGTGAGGTGCGGCTCGGCCGCGTGGACGATCTCCAGCCGGCCGCCGTCCTGCCGTTTCACGATGGTGCGCTCAGTGAGCGCCAGCTTGATCGACAGATCGAGAGAATCGGCACTGTTCATGTCCACTTCGAAGCGGATGGCTTTCTTGCTGTTTTCCGGATTGGCAAAGGCCTCCCGTTGATGAACCCGCATCCACGCCAGCAGGGGCACGAACACCAGATCGAGGTCCAGACCGATATCGGTCAAGATCAGGTTCAGCACATAGTCATATTCGAAGGACAAGCCAGCCGTGCCGGTGGCACGCGAGCCGCCCTCATCGATGAAGATGTGCAGCTTGTCCGGATTCTGCGCCAGATCCTTAATGGCCTTGCGCAGGTAATCCCGCAGGTTCTTGGGCTTGTACATTCAGTTTCTCGCGCAAGGCGTTGTAGGCGTCGATCAGGGCATTGCTTTGTCGGATGGCGTCATCGCCTTCGCTGGCGATGTCGTCAAGAAACTCTGCTGCCGCTGGCGTAAGTTCGGCTCGCGCTTCCTGGCCAGCTCCGCCGGCAGTGCTGGTATCTGTGCAACTGGCCCGGGCGGGCACTGCAGCGACGACGGGGACTGACAGCCGGATAGCGCCGCTGCGCACGCCAGCAATAAAGGTATCTTTTTCATGGCGGGCAGAATCTCTCTCTTGGGTGAGCTTGTCGGTAATGGCCTGGATGGCGTCGCGTGCGTTGCGCTCGGCCTGTAGAACCTGTTGCGCGCGTTCTGCCCTGGCGTCCGCCGCTA